GTTTGTGCCGTTGGTCTTTATATTAGACCAGTCTCCGAAAACGGTGAAGTCAATATTCTGCTTCAGGGTTATGATGAGCTTGCAGCCGACTCCGTAAAGTCCGATGGCTTCTGCTATCAGGTTGTTATGCAGCTTGTACTCCGCTTTATGCGAAAAGTTTAAATTAAATCCCATTTCGGTTTACTCTTTAAATGTGTTCAAAAAGTTTTTAAGCCTTTTATCGCTTTCGTCCTCTTCTTCATTATCCGCATTCCAGTCCTTGGAGATGTCAAATCCTCCGTAACCCTGCTGCTCCGGCTGCTCCGGTTGTTCCTGCCCTTCGGGCTGACCCTCCTGACCCTGCAATTGCTGTTCTTCGTCCTCCTCGGAATCAGCCCACGGATCTTCTTCAAAGTCGTCGGGCTTTGTATAGATCTTAGGAGCCAGATCACCTACGGTTAGAGGATTGCCTTCGGCATCAACACCCATACCGTTCATCATGCCGGTAGTGGCGGCAATCTCAATATCAGCCAGTTCATAGAAGATATTGAACTTCCCGGACTTCTTTTCTTCCTCAATAGCATCGAGATTTTCCTGAACCTGATTCTCTGTCAGACCGAAGGTGCGTTTCATGAGTTCCTTAAACGGCATTACAGTGCCGCCGATGTCCTTGATACTGTTCCAGTAATCAATTTTGTCATTGAGAAGCTGTATTTTAAGCTTTTCTATAAAAAGATTTTCATTAGTGAAGTCTATAGTAATAGCAGAATTGAATTGATCCCATTCAGACTCTTTCATTATGCCAGTGCTGATTACTTCTCGCTTCAGAAGGTCTTTGAATAACTGAGCATAGACCTTTCTTAACCGGGAGATAAAGCACATAAACTGCAAATCTTCCTGCGTTGTCTCAGTGGCATCAATGGCAAAGGTGTGATCAGCATCTTCGTCAATGTTCAGGTGCGACATAGGAATGTGCATGGAACGGTAGAGCTTTCTGTTTAAGTACAGTATATCCGTGATTTCCCCCAGATTGTCAGACTCGTCCAGAGTGGAAACTTCCACGCCTTTGTCGCCGCCTCTGTTGGAGAACCAGTAATCCTCCACCATAGACGTAATATGCTGCTGATTGGAGATTTCGCCGGTTTCATTATTATAGAATTTTTTGTACTTGAACTTTTCCTGCACCTTTTTCATGTATTCTTCGGCTCGTTTCGGCGGCAATTTACCAACATCGACATTGAATACTCTGCGGGAAACAGACCTTGAGAATCTCAAAGGAATCAGAAGATCTTCAAGACCTTTCAGCATATTGGCCAGTTTCATGCTGTATTCCAGATAGGAAAGGCACAGCCAGTTATCCTCGTACAAACCGAAATCCATTCTGACAATTTCTTCCGGAGAATACGTTTCGTATTCCATCTGATTGAAATATATGGCATTAGGAGAGTTCTCAATGTACTTCCAGACCTTTTCCTTATAGTCAAAGTACAGCCCGCAGGGTTCTATCTGCCGGAGTCTCTGAATGCCTTTTTTAGTGTTCTTGTCATACTGGCAGTGAATGATAAGCTGGCCGTCTATGTAGGCTTTCTTTACAACTTCAAACAGGTTTTTATCGAAGTTCCCTATAGTTATTATCTTGTCAAACGCCTTCTGCATGGCATTCACCAAAGCCTCGTTGTCAATATCAACGTTCAGCTTTAAGGGGAATCCTTCGTAAGCAAAAATTATCTCATTAGTGATGATGTCTATAGCATTGGAAACTTCCGGCTGCATGGCGCACTGCCGGTAATTCCTTATCTTGGTCATCTGCCGGAGGACAAGTTCCTCCTGCGTCATATCCGCAAACGGAGCTATCAGGTTTTCCTCCTGATAGTCAAAGAAGTCTGTCAGTCTCAGAGAGCCGTTTTCGTCTGAGAGATTGTTTATAACGTTTCTCGGATTAACCGTTGAGGACATTTTCTGAACCTTATGCGGCTTGAAAAATGCCTTTACTTTTTCTGTTAAAAATCCCATTTTTAAATTATCCTCGATAGATTTACCTGTATTTATATTGAAGATATGCAAAATTTTTCAATGCCTGTATAAATAGGTAAAAAAGGAGATTTTAAAATGGTAGAAATGACCTCACCCGGAGTTTACGTCACTGAAGTTGACGCAAGTGAAATCGTGCCTTCCGTATCGTCTTCTACCACTGTTTTCGGAGGTGATTTCACCAAGGGAATAGTGGAAAAGTACACTGAGATCACATCGGTGGACGACTTGATAGAATACTACGGACTGCCCACAAATGACAATTACAATGACTGGTATCAGTGCTATAACTTCCTGCAATACGGAAACCGGCTTCTGATTTCAAGAGCCTGCAATCTGAACGGCTATCCCATTTTTACAAATGGAAAATTCAGGGGCGTAAGCTCTCAGGAAGGCTATGGCACGATTCAGTACGGTTCCGATGAATACGGCGGCGGAGTTGATGATGAAAAAATCATAGTAAACAAAGAACTTGGCCTCAAGCAGGGGGATATCATCTGCTTTACCAAGGCATCCCCTCCTAATCCCACAATTGCTCTGAATAAAGCCGAAACGGTAAGATACTACGTTGTCAGCACAGGAACTGGCGTTAACCAGCAGACCGGCGAAGAAGTTCAGTATATCAAGCTGGACAGAGACCTTGAATTGCCTCCGGCATCCAAACTCGATCCTACTCCCGAGAATATCATTCAGTACTATCTGGATAATCCGGACATCTGTATTATAAACGAGCATCACAATGGTTCATGCGAAGCTCTGGAACAGGGACATCATAAGACTGTCGGCTCGCAGGGTGTTCCAGGAGAATGCGACGTTCCTGAAATGACATGGAAAACAGCATCTATTAAGTACACCGGATATAATGAAACCACATCCGAAATGGAAGTATCCTCTGATGTTGTTAACTACACTGTTCCTGTGGCAATTCCGAACTTCCTTGACGGTTCTGAGTATTTTCAGACTTATGATGAAACCGGAACAGGATACCCTCTTATCAGAAATAAGACTAAGAGCGATACCAAGCCGGACGGAGCCATTTTGTTCAACAAGAACATCATCATCAAGAACGAAGATGATTTTGACTTTAAGTACAATGCGGGTTCTATAGCATTTGCCTCAAATGATTCCAAGCTGAAGTTCATCTCAAAGACTCCCGGCGTTGCGGATTCATTGTACAGCATCTCCATTGCTTTGCCGACGGACTTTGCATCGAATGACAAGGCTCATGTGGGGAACCACTGCACCAAATACGTTGCCGAAGGCATTTCCGTAGACAGTCTGTTTGAATACGCTCCCGCTATGGGCGATGCTGCCAACGACATTCAAAGTTCTCAGATCGCCGTGGTGATTTATGACATCGTGAACAAAGAGGTCAAGGAATCCTACATCTGCTCCCTCGATCCCGAAGAAAAGGACAGTTACAACAACTCCATGTTCATCGAGAAAGTGATAAACAGATCTTCCAGATGCGTTTACGTAGTTTGCAACACCGATACTCCTTCGTCCGTGAAAGTTCCGGTGTACAAGAGCGGTTCCGATGCCGGAGACTGGGAATTTGACCGCATGGAATACGTTCCTAACATCGAGTCTTACACATTAGTCTGCGATTACAAAGGGAACTATTCCGGACACCTGCTTCGGTTCTCATGCGCTTCTGATTCTGTGATTCAGACCGATGATCTGCTGAATGCCTATGAGGTTTTCGAGAACAAGGATCTTATAGACGTAGATATCGTAATAGCGAATGAACTTGATAACGGCCTCAGCGCCAAGAATCTCGCCGAATCCCGGCTGGACTGCATATCGTTCATGGGCATTCCCTACAAGTACGACGGCAAGGTTTTGGTGGTGTCCAAGAGATCCGCCGAAGCAACCTCTAATATTGTAAATTACAGAAATATTCTGAAAAACTACAATACCATGTGGGTGTCTTTAAGCGCGAACTACAAGTATCAGTACGACCGATATAACGATACTTACAGATGGGTGAACGTTGCCGGAGACGTTGCCGGACTAAGAGCTAAGACCAATCAGGACAATGCTCCGTGGTGGGCTTCTGCGGGTCTTAACAGAGGTCAGATCAAAAACGTAATCAAACTGGCTTATAATCCTAATCAGACACAGCGGGGAACCCTGTACACAAACGGCATCAATGCCATTGTGGACTTCCCGGGACAGGGAATCGTTCTCTGGGGACAGAAGACCATGCTGGA